TTTTCATTTTCATTATTATTTTCATTTTCATTATTATTTTCATTTTCATTATTATTTTCATTTTCATTATTATTTTCATTTTCATTATTATTTTCATTTTCATTATTATTTTCATTTTCACTATTATTTTCACTTTCATGACTTTTTTTTTCATTAAAAAAATCACATTCAGGTAACGTCCCAAATGTATCTATTTGATTATCAGTATTAATATTATTTTCATTCAATTCCACATAATTTTTTATGATATCATTATTTAATTGATTGTCTATAGACATCATTATGTTGTTCATATTAATATTGCAAAAAATATCAATTAATTTATTATAATTTTTTACAAAAAATGTTACATTTTCAATATTATTTTCATCATTTTCCAGTAAATTAGTATATTGTAAAAGTAATTTTTTATTTTCATCATTTTTATTTATAATATTTAACATTGTTTGTATTAAAAAAGAATTTAAATTTTCAGCAACGTGTAAATTAAGTAAAAAGAATAAAAATAAATATCTAATTGCTACAAGTGAATAATTTCCTATACGCAATATAAAGTAAATAAATATAAGTGAATGATGTTTACAATTATTAATCATTATATATTTTATAAAAATATATATATGAATTTTTTATATAGTTTTTAATTAGTAAAAATAACATAATTATTATTATAAATAATAGTATGATTATTGAAAAAAAATTTTTTAAAAAAATGACTTTAGACGAATTAATTATCTTTGCTAAAACATTAAATTATATTCCACCAAATAAAGACATAGAACAATGGAGTGATGAAGAATGTTCTTTTGGATCTCTAGCAATTGCTCTACAAAATCCTGTACAAATCAGGTCATTTAAAGGAATTTGTAAAATGTTACCACCACTAACTTTAATTTTTAAACAAAGATTAAAAAATTACATAAAAATGTTTTTCAATAACACTAATAACAATAATAATAGTAATAACAATAATATTAATAATATTAATAATAATAATAATAATACAAATAATATTCTAGTAAATAATAATATATAAATATTCTGTAAATGTTATTAATCTTGAAAATTTTATAAAAATATATTATATTATAGTAATGAAAAATAAAAGCGTAATAGTATTTGATATGGATGAAACACTTGGTTTTTTTAGTGAGTTTGCTATTTTGTGGTTTTCAATCAAATCATTATTAAATATAAAAAAATCCCAAGAAAATTCATATTTTTTTAAATTATTGGATTTATACCCTGAACTTATTAGACCAAATATTTTAAATATTCTAAATTTTATAGCGGAAAATAAAAAAAAATATAATTTCGATATAATGATTTATACTAATAATCAAGGAGGAAAAGAATGGGTAAATCTTATAGTAAAATATTTTGAAACAAAAATAGATAATTTAAAATTTAATAAGATTATATATGCTTTTAAAATAGATGGAAAAATAATAGAACCAACAAGAACAAGCCATATTAAAAAATATTCCGATTTTATTAAAACAACCAAAATGCCAAAAAACACAAAAATTTGTTTTATTGATGATGTTCATTTTCCTGAAATGGAAAATGATAATGTAATTTATATACATATAAAACCATATATTTATCATTTTAAAACAAAATTATTTTTATCGAGATTAAAAAAGTCTAAAATATTTAATATTTCAAATGATAATATGCAAAAAATAATATCTTCATTAGAAAATCAATTAAATTTACATTTTATATCAAATGATATAATTGATGAAAAAACGAAAGAAGAACAAGATATTGATAATGTTGTATCAAAACAAATATTAATTTGTATTGAGGATTTTGTTAAAAATTTATAAATTAATATATAAATAATTATTTATATTAAATATATAATTAATATGAATAATATTAAAAATTTAATATCAATTGAAGATTTAAACAAAGAAGATATAATTGAAATTATAGAAAAATCTATAGCTATTGAAAAAGGGCATAAATTGTTTTTAGGAAACCATTCTTTTATTGAAAATAAAATAATTGGATTATTGTTTTTTGAACCTTCAACAAGAACACGATTTTCATTTGAAACATCAATATATAAATCTCAAGGAAAAATTTTAAGTTTCGATGAAAAAAAATCAAGTACTATAAAAGGTGAATCATTGTACGATACTATAATGACAATGGAAATTTATTGTGATTTATTAATAATACGTCATCCTGATAATAATATATTTAACGAAATAAAAAAATATACAAGTAAACCTATAATTAATGCTGGAAATGGTAATGATGAACATCCAACACAAGCATTGATTGATATTACAACAATGATTAAACACGAAAAAAATTATTATAATATAATTGATAATGGTAATAATTCTAAAAGAAATATTTTATTTGTTGGTGATATTAATAATAATAGAAGTGTAAATTCATTAATAAAATGCCTTCATAAAGTATTTAATAATGTAAATATATACGTTTATTCTATACAAGAAGATTTTAATCAAAATTTAAAAAAATACATTAAAAATAATAATATTAAAATTACACGAGTATTTTCCTACGACGAATGTATAAGTGATATGGACTATGTATATATTACACGTTCACAAAAAGAAAGACAAGCCAATATAATTGATTATAAAGAAGAAATGATTATGACACCACATATAATGAACAAAATGAAACCTACTTGTGGTTTAATGCACCCATTTCCAAGAAATGAAGAAATAGATATTCGCTGTGATGGAAACCCAAGAAGTATTTATTTTGAACAAATAAAAAATGGTCTTTTTGTAAGAAAAATAATAATGGAACAATTATTAAACAATTATGAAAATAATTTTAATAAAATAAACAAAGTAATATCAGGCACAACAGATGGTGGTTACATGTTTACAGAAATTTAATTCTCGGTTAATTCTGTTTCTTTATACTTAATGTGTGTTTTTTTTATTAATTCACGTGTTTCATTCACATCTAACCATGAACCAACTTTTACCCATTTTTCCTTTTCAAGTGCTTTATATGTTTCAAAAAAATGAGATATTTCTTTTAACATATGTTCAGGAATATCTTTTATATTATTAATGTTTTTGTATCTAGGATCATTATTAATAACTGCTAATACTTTTTCATCCATTCCTTTTTCATCTTCCATTATCATATAACATATTGGACGTACCATTACTGTTGAACCAGGTACCATAGGTCCATCACTTAAAACTAAAACATCTAAATGATCTCCATCATCACATAATGTTTCAGGTATAAATCCATAATTATGTGGATAAAACACAGAAGAATGTAATACTCTATCTAATACTAAAGTATTGTAATTTATATCCCATTCATATTTCATACGCGAATATTGTGATACTTCTATAAAAACAGGAACTGTTTTAGGAAAATTGCCAAATCTTATAGGTAACATTTATAAATATATTAAAATTATTTTTTAATATATTTTTCATTTAATAATATTTTTTACAATATTATATTTCTACTCTTGGACCTATTTGTTCAAAAAACCATTTACTTGAATTTGCAAAATCAGAAAAAATGTTTTTTTCTTTATTGTTATTAATATTTTTATCATACAGATCAGTATTTTGTCTAATTTTATATTTGTACATGTTTAATGTTCTTGCACTTGAATCATTCGCTTTTACATATTTTGGCATCCAAAAATATGGTATTGTATGATAGCAATTATTATAGTATTTATCAAATAGTGATCTATAATATTTTTGCTCTTTTGTTGTTGGTATGTTATATGTTGTATTGTTTACTTCAACATTACAATTATTTTTCTCTAAATATTCTTGAATAATAACGTACCATGATCTTGTTTGCTTACTAACACCATCACTGAAAGCTTCTTTTGTACGCCATAAAATTTCTTTTGGTAAACATTCTTTGATTTCCTTTTTATTATTTACAATAACATTAATATTAAAACGACTAAATGATTCTCTAACTAAAAATTTTTCAGGCATATCTTGCTTACTATGACATCTTAGTAATGGATTTATAGAAAGATAATATTGTACGAAAAAACGATCTAAAAATGGTGTTCTTGCTTCTAAACCACATGATGATATTGTTCTATCTGAACGTAAAACATCGTAATAATGAATATTTTCTAATAATCTACGACATTCTTTATCAAATTCTATTGGATCTCTACATGCATGAAAATATAAATAACCACCCATTACTTCATCTGCACCATCACCATTAAAAATAACTTTTGCATCACTATTTTCACTAATATATTTTGATACTAAATAGTTACCAACACTTGCTCTTACTGTTGTTGTATCATAACTTTCTATTTTATATATAACTTCTGGAATAGCATCAAGAAACTCTTGTTCTGTAAGTATTATTTCATTATGCTTAGTGTTTAAATGTTTCGCTACTATTCTTGCTTTTAAAATATCATCAGAACCTTCTAATCCAATTGAATATGTTTCGATTTGTCTATTATATATATTATAAACATGATTAGCTACTAATGACGTAATCAAAGAACTATCTAAACCACCGGATAATAAACATGCAATTGGTCTGTCAGTAGTAATTACTCTTTTATATACAGCCATGTTTAGATAATGAGAAATTTTTTTATATATATTTTCACTTTCCAAAATATCATCACTAAAATATGAAGCAAAACTCATGTGAAAATATTTACTATTTTCTACAATTGAAAAATCATCGTTTTTTAATTTAATATAAGTATAACTACCTGGTTGAAATTGTTTAATTAAATTATTATTATTATCATAATTATCCATTGAATAAAAAAAATCTGTTATCATTTTCATTTCAGAACCTATTATTATATTTTTATTTACTCCTTTCTTAGTATTATTATCTATCAAAATAAATAATGGTCTTACACCAAATGGATCTCTTGCTACATATATTTCGTCTTTATTCATATCATATAGAACAAATGAAAAAACACCATCTAACATATTAAGTGTTTGTTTAATACCATATTTTTTATATAGATGAATAATGACTTCACAATCACTTGTCGTTTCTTGTTCAATTTTCATTGTAATAAATAAATGATCATAATTATATATTTCTCCATTACAAATTAAAGCTATTTTATCAATAATAATAGGTTGATTACCTTTTTCATTCAATCCATTAATAGCTAATCTATGAAATCCCATATAAATATTTAATTCATTTGAAATATCATATTCATCATCTATTTTTACTAATTTAGAAAATTCAGGACCACGATTTTTTCCACTTAAAAATTTATCACTTATAAATTCCTGGCAAATCGTATTTTTACAAGATATTAAGGTAAATATACCACACATTATAAAATTTACAACAATTAACTTTATATTAATTTTAAAAACATTTTTTTATAGATTAATATTATAAATGAAATTAGAAAGTGTTTTTAATCCTCTTCCTGCAGAATATTGTAATTATTTTTACTTTTTAATGTTTTTTGGATTCTTCATGGTAATTCTTGGTGTTGCTAATTTAGTACAAACATTATTCTCTAAAAAAGGAGAAGTATTTATGTCAGTAATGGTTTTATTACAAAGTGGTTTGTTCTATTTTGTTAATAGATTATTATATACCATGTGTGTAAGATCTTTAGCATAAATTTGTTTAAATAAATAATATTATTATAATATATCATGAATAATAATATTAGTAATAATGGTGTAGTTAATGGTTACTACTTAACTAATTTCAATAATCAAAATAATATTAATGATCGCATTTTTAATAATTATGCCATCAATCAAGATGAAATTATTGAACACAAAATTTCATTTCGCCCAACACCTACCAAATATGTTAAAATGCCTATGATAGATATTAAAAATGAAGTAAAGGAATTTCCAAAAATTGATGCATCACGAAAAACATCTTATATTTCATATCCTGAAAATGGAACCTTTAATGCTTATATGGCAAATATACAAGATGAAAATCACTTAAGAAATCAATACAATAAATTAAGTAAATGTGATATTAAATGTTACGTTCCATCAAGTAACAGTGATTTATATACATCACAATATTTTAATCAAAATACAAACTTAAATCAACACAGAATGTTATTCCAAGAACCAGAACATTCTCCAGTAAATAGAAATAAATTTAATTTAGAAGACGAGTTATTTAATAATCATACCAGACAACAACGTAATAATTTTGAAAATTAATATTTTTTATTAATAAATATTTAAAATAAAAAATATGATATTTTTATATGACTGAAAAACAAATATGTTCTCCAAAAAAAGAAGAAGATGTATTAGAATTCACTTGCTATACTTCTGATAATTTAAATAAATTAAAAACTAATTGGAATAAAAAACATAATGATGACCAAATAACAAGTGATCAACCAAAAGATATATGGAATTTTCTTTCAAATAAATATAAAAATGCTTGTAAACAAGAATCGTGTTGGCTAAGACAAGAATTTTCTAATTCAAATGTTGGTAAAGAAATAATGAATAATTCTTTTGCACCAGAACAACCATATGAATGGAAAGAAAAACCAAGACAATGGTTAGATAGTTCTAATATTCAGT